GAGCAACTTACGGATTAGATGATGTTTATTTTAGATACAACGGCGACACAGGAAATAACTACACTAATCATGGATTTTATGGTGATGGCGGTAGCGCAACAGCTTTTGCCCCCTATGGAACAACCACTGGACCGTATCTAGGTGGTGCTTTAGGCACCACAACAGGTAACAATTTTGGTGCAGTTATCCTAGACATTCTTGATTACACAAATTACAGCAAAAACAGAACCATTAGGGCTTTTGGTGGACAAGATACAAACGGCACTATTTCTGGTTACGGTGGACGTATACACTTATCTTCTGGTCTTTGGATGAATACAACTAACCCAATCAACAGCATTACTATAGTTGGTGTCTCTGGAAACTTTACTCAGTATACACAAGCTGCTTTATATGGGATTAAGGCGGCCAGCTAATGGCTAATATTGGCGCATCTACCTATAACTTTATTGCACAGCAGACTACGGGAAGTTCGGTTGCAGCTATAACTTTTAACAATATACCTCAAAACTACACCGATTTAGTAGTGGTATTAAATGGAACACTTTCTTCAACAGGAAGAATTGACATTCAGCTTGGTAACGGAAGTATTGACGCAGGCTCGAACTATTCAAATACAGAATTAAATGGTAATGGCTCTGCAGCTAACAGCTACCGATATCCCAACACTACAACTATGCAGGGTGCGTTTGACTCTTACGCTACGGGAACTGGACAGGTAGCTGCTCAGTGGCACGTTATGAATTACTCTGCTACTACCATGTATAAGTCCGTACTGAGTAAAGCGGCTTCCGCAAGTAACGGAGTTAACACATCTGTTGGAATGTGGAGAAGCTTTAATCCAGTAAACGTTTTATCTATTGTCCCTACATCTAACTTTTCTTCAGGTGTTACGGCAACTATCTATGGAATTAAGGCCGCAGATGTAACCTCTATTATTCCTACAAAAGCGTTTGGTGGGGACCAGATTGTTACAGACGGAACGTATACCTACCATGTCTTTAAGAACTCTGGAGTGTTTAACACCTCGTCTGCTGTAACTGCGGATGTGCTTGTTATTGCAGGAGGTGGCGCTGGTTCAGGTGGCGGTGGTGGTGCAGGTGGTTTTAGAACTGCTTTATCCCAATCTCTTACAGCCTCAACTTCATACGCTGTAACTGTTGGTGCTGGTGGACCTGGTCAAAATAACCAGGGCTATACCGGTGGTGGACAAGGTGGTAATTCTTCACTTGGCTCTGTACTTGCTTCTACGGGTGGTGGACAGGGTGGCTACGTAAACAATAACAGTGCTACAGCTGGTGGTTCTGGAGGTGGAGCGGGTGGTGGTTCTGTAGGCTCTTACGGAGGCGGTGCGGGTAACGCTGGTTCATATTCTCCAGTAGAAGGCTACGCTGGTGGCGGAAATACAGCTACAAGCCCTTATCCAGCAGGTGGTGGAGGTGGAGCTGCTGTTGCTGGCGGTAACGGAACTGGTAGCCAATCGGGTGCTGGTGGAGCTGGTACATACTCTACGCTTAGTGACTCAGTTGGAGCTTTAGTAAACCTAGGTGTTTTGTCTTCCTCTCATTACTACTTTGCTGGCGGTGGTGGTGGCGGTGCGTCTAACCAAGGAGCCGCAGCAGGTGCAGGAGGATTAGGCGGAGGAGGAGTAGGAGCTAATGCTGGTAGCTCATCTTTTGTACCGTCTTCTTCAGGTCTATACAACACAGGTTCTGGTGGTGGCGGCAACATGATTACCAACGTCACTGCGTTTGGCGGTAATGGCGGCTCAGGCTTAGTAGTAGTGAGGTACGCATCCTAATGGCTAAAACATACTCTGCTATTCAGACTATTGTATGTGCTGGCGGCGAAACATCAATTACGTTTAATAATATCCCTCAAAACTATACAGATTTAAAGATTGTTACGTCGGCTCGTTCTACCTCACAAAATGGAACTACTACTTGGGCAGACGTTCAACTGCGGCCAACTAATTCCACAACTGGTCTGAGCTCTAAATCTGTATACGGACAAGGTTCAGGCGCGTACTCTAATGTTGACACAAATCCAACAGGTGGGTTTGCTGCTGGTTCTACTGCAACAACAAACACGTTTTCAAATGTTGAAATTTATATTCCAAATTATACGTCATCAAATAACAAAAGTTGGTCAGTTGATGCGGTTACTGAAAACAATGGGTCAGTAGCAATTGCTTGGTTGGGCGCAAATCTTTGGGCTAACACATCGGCAATAACAAGTTTAGTTATTGCTCCAATTCAAGGTTCCTTTGTTCAATACTCTACCTTTACTCTTTACGGAATTGGTTCAGGAGCTAAAGCAACTGGCGGGACTGTAGTGGGCGCGGGTAACTATATTTATCATACCTTTACTTCTTCGGGAACTTTTCAACCTACCGAGCAAATTAAGAATGCAGAAGTGCTTGTAGTGGCGGGTGGTGCGTCAGCTGGTTGGGATACGGCAGCGGGTGCTGGTGCTGGAGGTGTTCTTTGGGCACCAAATCAAACATTTAGCGCAGGAACTGGCTATACCTGCACAGTGGGTGGTGGCGGGGCAAAGCTAAGCGGAGCTGGTACTGGAAATAACGGAAGTAACTCTAGTTTTAACGGTGGACCTATAGCTTTATCTGCAATTGGTGGCGGAGCATCTGCAACCAACGGCGCTGCTGGAGTAAGCGGCGGTTCTGGCGGCGGAGGTGGATTCAACGCAACTTCCGCAGGTTCGGCCCTTCAAACTTCTTCAGGTGGCGGGTACGGATATGGGAACGCTGGGGGAACAGCAACAAACCCAGGAGGCTATCCAACTGGTGGTGGAGGTGGAGCAGGCGCCGCTGGCGGAAATTCATCTGGAAACACTGCTGGTTCTGGTGGAGTCGGTACTTCTTTGTTCTCTGCTTGGCATTACGCAACTCAAACAGGAGTTAACGTTGGCGGCACCTATTACATTGCTGGTGGCGGTGGCGGTGGAGCTTATGGCGGAGGAGGTGGTGTGGCTGGTGCAGGTGGATACGGCGGCGGCGGCGCTGGAACTGCGGCACCTATTGGAACATCTGGAGGAAATGCGTTAACTAACTCTGGCGGCGGTGGCGGCGGAGGAGCAGGCGGCGGAAGCTCTACTGGTGGTGGTTCGGGCGGTTCTGGATTACTAATCATTCGTTACCCAGTTAACTAAGGAGGCATCATGCGCGGATATACGCAAGGCGGTCGGTTTGATTCCGACTTTGAAACAAATGACATCCTAGCTGGTGTTAACTCTGAGCTTAGAAACCCAGTTGGTACCCACGCCCAATGGTGGTTCTTTGATGCCGTCAATACAACTGTAGACCCAATCTACGATGTTGGCGATAACATATCTGTATCTGGCGGCGGCCGTAAGTGGACTGGCCCATACCCTATTCCTGTAGTCCGCGCAGTTATTGCTCAGGGCTCAGCTAAGACATCTGAGGCTGGTTTCTATAAGGCCGATGAGCTTCACTTAACTTTAAACATTGACGACCTCAATGCAATTGACCCTGGCTTTGAGTCAGCTATTCAAAACATTGGCTCTCAAGATAAAAGCCGCGTAGTATGGAAAGGTCAAGTTTACCGCCCATACCTCACTCAGCAACGCGGCATTGTTACAGAGCGCTATACTTTACTTGCTATTGATTGTATTCAGGTCATGCCAGAAGAAATGGTTAATGACCCTCAATTTGCACAGTACGCCAACTAAGGAGACCCATGGCACTATCTCATGCAACAGTTGCACTTAACAGTTCAACAGCTGTTGACTTAAACGCAAACGCAATAATTACAGACCCAGTAACTGGTGAAAAAAATTACACTTGGCAGTCAGCCACCGTATACGTTGAAAACGTAGACACCGCTGCTACCGTATATCTTGGCGCCTCTGGAGTTACCTCTTCAAACTATGGTATCTCTTTAGTACCAGGGGCTTCTGTTTCAATTGACCTCCTCGGAGGAAATGAAAATGTGTGGGCAATCTCAAGCGGCTCTTCTAACGTAGCGGTATTGTTGGTGACAACAGCATGAGCGTAAAGAAATCATTATCTCCCGCAGCTATTCTTTACTACGGTAACTTTGCTAGAAGTACAAGCCAAGCTAGTGGTGGGACCACCTCAGATAACTTAATTACTTGGGATACAACAAACTTAACTAAAGGAATGGCTCTTGGTTCAGATACTAGCAAGATTGTTTTTGCTGTACCTGGCACCTACAACCTTAACTTTTTAGGTCAGTTTAACTTTACTGGTGGAACAAGTGACTACCACATTACTTGTTGGTTTTCTAAAAACGGTGTTCAGGTTCCGTCTTCTGCTTTTACCTTTACTACAGCTAGTGCTCAGAATTCACAAGTATTAGCAAATATTGAAGCCCCTATTTCAATTGTTGCTGGGGACTATATCCAATTTCACTGGTGGTCTGGTGCATCGGGGATGTCACTAATTGCTACTGCAGCTGGTACAAACCCAACTCGCCCAGCATCTCCATCAGCTAACTTAACCATCTATAACGTCGGATAATGCCATTTAAGTCTAGACAGCAAGAAAAGTGGATGCGGGCGACCCATCCACAGATGGCCCAGCAATGGGAAGAGCACACCCCCAAGGGCGAGAAGTTGCCCAAGAAAGTAGGTAAAAAAGATGGAAGCAAAAAAGGCAGCAAAAAAGCCTAAGCTGGGCTCAGGCAAGCGCTTTGAAAAGGTTGAGGCTGAGGCTAAGAAATCTGGCGCTAAGAACCCTGCCGCTGTAGCGGCTGCGGCTGGTATCCTTAAGTACGGCAAGAAAAAGATGACCAAGATGGCCGTTAAAGGAAAGAAGGACAAGTAATGTGCATGTCATGCGGTTGCGGTAAGAAAAAGGGCGAAGCTGGATACGGCAAGGGTAAGTCTGCCGATAAGAAGCAAGACGCCAAAGTCATGAAGGGCATGTCCCCAAAGCAAAAGGCAGCTTTTGAAAAGGCTGACAAGAAGATGGATAAGAAGAAGCCATCTGCTAAGGAAGACGCCAAGATGGACAAGGCTTTGGCCAAGAAGGTCAAGAAGTCCAAGTAAAGAAGTAAACGCTTAGGCCGCCTACGGGCGGCCTTTGCTTTATCCTTATATTAGTTCCCATGCGGGGAACAAAGTTTCACCCTTGCGAAGTATGTTGCCTCCTAAAGGAGATACCAATGGCCGACCGTAAAATAGATAAGCCCTCAGACACTGAGTTTGCTAAAGCTATTGTACAAAACGTCCCTGACGTAGACCCATCTATGCTCAACTCGCAAGGAGAAACGTACTACACAGCAACGGTGTTTAAGCGTGTTATCAAGAAAAAATAACATAGACACGCTGGCTAAAAAAACATCAGCCGACTTAGTACCTCTACTTACAGAGGAACTCCATAGTATTGCCAACGCTTCAGGCTGGCCTAAAGACATAGTTGTTGCTTTAGGGGTAGAGGTTGATGAGTTCTACAACCTAGAAGTTACTTATCCTCCAGAGCTTAAGTCTCAAATTGAAGACCTAGAGTACGGAGCTGAATTTGGCCTGCCTAACGCGGCAATCCGCCCATTCTTACTCCGTTCGAGCTCAACTATTGAGCGTGTTGTTGAAAGAGACGCCGTACTTACAATGATAGCGGGGGTGTTCAATGGGTAACCCATTTATCGTAGCCGAGGACTTGGCTATTAAAACTCTTTTGGCTGGCATCACAGTATCTGATGATAAGAACGCAACCCGACCAGTTAAGACTTGGTTTGGGTATCCTGATATTGAAATCCGTGACCAGGCTTTCCCTTTTATTACTATTGACCTTATCGACATCATGCCTGGCAACGACCGCCAAACATACGGCATCCTAACAGACGATGACTACCAAGGCACTATCGCACCCGCCTCTGGAATCTCGTACCAATACGTAACCCCTGTGGCATATGACCTTGTTTACCAGGTCACTTCGTACTGTCGTCATCCGCGCCATGACCGTGCGCTTATGTACCAGCTACTAAATAAGTTTCCATCAAAGTACGGCTACCTAACAGTGCCTAACGAACTGGGTACGGAAAACAGTATCCGTTCTATGTTCCTTGATGGATTTGTAAAAAGAGACGCAGTTACTGGCGAGACTGGTGACCGTCGTCTTCTTAGAAATGTGCTTACTGTTCGAGTGCTAAGTCAAATGACCCCAGCACAGGCAGCTACTGCCTACAAGAATGTGGAGCACGTTTCTATCAACACTACTACATCGTCCATCCCGTCTGGCTACCAACCGCTTCCCTAATCGTAAACTACGTCTATAAGGAGACTATATAATGGCAACATATCAACGTCCAGGGGTGTACGTTCAGCAAACGCTAAACCCTATTCAACCAGTTGCTGGTCCGTCATCTAACACAGTTGCAGCTTTTGCTGGTGCTAATGACCGTGGTCCAGTAACACCTACTTTGGTTACTTCTTGGAGCCAATACGTAAATCTTTACGGCTCTTGGAACACTGTTCAATCTAACGCTCTTCCACTTGCTTTGTACATGTACTTCAACAACGGTGGAAACTCAGCATTTGTAAACCGCGTACCTGGCTCAGGTGCTACCGCCGCTACTCGTACATTTAGTGATGCTGAAGTTCCTTCAGTAGCTACATTAAAAGTAAGTGCTAATAACGTTGGTACTTGGGGAAATAGCCTCAACGTAACAATTGTTGCTAGCGCTGCAACAGGATACTTTGACCTCACTGTGTACCAGGGCGGAAATACCGCAGCAAACATTGTTGAAGTCTGGCCAACAATTTCAATGACAGCTTCAGATTCACGTTATGCAGTTAACGTAATCAACAGTGGCTCTAACTTCATTACCGTAACAGATATGGGCTCTACTGCAACAGGCGCTACTCGCAACCCTACCGCAATTCCTAACGCAGCATTGTCTTCAGGCTCTGACGGCTCGGCTGTTACAGGAAGCACCATTGTTTCTGCTCTTGGAAACTTTGACACTATCCAACAGTCATTGGTACTTAACATCCCAGGATACACAGACTCAACAACTGTTAACGGAGCTATCTCATACGCTACTGGTTCAACCCGAACCAACGACGTATTTGTTGTAGTTGATGGCGTAAACGATACTGTTGCTAACCAGCTTACATTAGCTGCTACATACACAGCAACACCAGTTGCGGCTGTTTACTACCCACAAATTACAATTGCTGACCCAACTGTTGGTGTAGGAGCGTCACGTAACGCTACCCTCACTATTGGTGCTGGAGCATCCGTTGTTGGTCTGTACTCTGCTACAGATTCTTCACGCGGTGTCTTCAAGGCCCCTGCTGGTCTTCAAGCTCGTCTTGCTGGCGTTGTTTCAGTTCCTAACTTGACAAACGCTAACTTGGATTCTCTTAACAGTGCATCTGCTCCTGTTAATGCAATCCGCTACATCCCAGGCTCAGGCATTGTGGTCATGGGTGCCCGTACTCTACAAGCAGGATACACAACTCGTTATGTACCAGTAGAGCGCACACTCATTTACCTACAAAAGTCTCTTCAAAGCCTTACACAGTTTGCGGTCTTTGAGCCAAACAACTCAGTACTTTGGGGACGTATTAACGCCACTGTTAGCTCGTTCCTTACAGGGTTCTGGTCTCAGGGCGGTCTAACGGGTTCATCGCCATCGCAAGCATTCTTTGTCCTCTGCGATAGCACGAACAACACTCAAGCATCCATTGACAATGGATATGTAAATATTCAGGTAGGCGTAGCTCTACAGCGTCCAGCTGAATTCGTAATCATCAACATCGGCCAGTACAGCGGTGGTAGCACCATCACTGTTTCTTAAGGAGATAGATAAAAAATGACAAGCAGCTCACTAAGCACATACAACTCAAGTCTGGCCACAGACCCGCTACGCTCGTTTAGGTTCAATGCAACCTTCACCGCAGCTTCTACGGGTGACGGTGTCTTTGACTCACGAATTGTAAGCAACGGCGGAACCTCTGTTCCTACCACTGGAGTCTCAACTGGATGGGTTGGCGGTTTCACCAACATCTCTGGTTTGAGCATCAACACTCAAGCTATCCAGTACCGTGAAGGCGGCTACAACACAACTGTCCACCAGATTCCTGGTATGACTACGTTCTCGCCACTTTCGTTTACCCGTGGAGTACTCTACGGCAACGACCAAGCAATGACCTGGATGCGCGGCTTGTTTGCCGCAGCGGCTGGCTCAGGACTTAACCCTTCAGCTAAGGGCGGCACTGCGGCCTCTACTCCTACCTCAACAGGTGGATTTAACGGCCAAGGCGGTTTTCGTGTTGACATCCTAATCACTGTCAACGAGCACCCAGGAACTGACGTAGTTAACGACGCTCCTCAAATGGCGTTCAAGGTACACAATGCTTGGATTTCAAACCTAAGCTATACGGACTTGGATGCAACAAACGGAGCAATTCTGTTTGAGTCAATGCAGTTGGTACATGAAGGCATCTCTGTCTTCTTCACCAATTCATCTGGCTACCCAACAGAAGCACCTACAGCAGCTGGTCTAAACGACTTCTAATCATAAACTACATAGGAGAATAACACGTGTCACAAATTATCACAGACGCAGAACTAGTAAATCAATTTGCTAAAAAGGCTATGGAGGAGCCCGAGCAACTCATTGAGACTCGGGCCCCTCTTGGTCCAGAAGTAAAACTTCCAGGCGGGTACATTGAACCTAACGGAGAGCTAGTGACCACAGTAGAAGTACGAGAGCTTAACGGCGTTGACGAAGAGGCTATTGCCAAAGCGTCTACCACTGGCAAGGCTCTTAACATCCTTCTTCAACGTGGTTTAGTAAAGATTGGTGGCCGCGACGCTACTAGAGACGACCTAGATAAGTTGTTATCTGGTGACCGCGACGCCATCTTGATTGGTATTCGCCGTATTACTTTTGGCGAAACTATCGACCTAAGAATACAGTGCCCATCCTGTGGGGTAGAGCAAGAAACATCTATTGACCTAAATGAAGACGTTCCTACTAAGACTATGGACGACCCAATCGCGGACCGAGCATGGAAAGTAGAGACAAAGCAAGGTTACGTAGATATAGCTCTTCCTACTGGAGTAACGCAGAGAAAGCTTCTTGAGAACTCGGATAAAACTTCCGCGGAAATCAACACCCTTCTTCTCTCTGGCTGTGTGCTATCGGTAAACGGTAAGCCGTCTATTGGAGCCAGCACAGTTCTTTCTTTGGGTATGGCGGACCGCTCAAAGATTGTTCAAGAAATTATTGACCGTAACCCAGGCCCACGCCTTGGGGAGGTGAGCAAGACCTGCAAGGCATGTGGTGAAGGAGTCGCACTACCACTTAGTCTTGTTGATTTGTTTCGCCTATAACGATAAAGATTACGAGAACTTGTTAGACCAGTACGAGTTCTTGACCAGAACATTTACTGGTTGGCCTTTGTCGGACGTTAAAAACATGTCTGTCAGAGAACGTTGGAACTGGATTGACCGAGCTAAAAGAAATAGGAGGTACTGATGGACGACAGTAAGCTGGCGTTTAACCTATCAGGCCAGGGCGGTAACGGTAACGTGTCCGTTTCTATTACTAATATCAAGAACGATATTCTCGGTCTTTCTAACGTCATTACTAACACGCTTCAGCCAGCCATCGACAAGATGGTGCGCTCGCTTAATAGCGTAAAGCTCCCTGGTCTTGTAGACGCTAAAGGCAACCCTATAAGCAGTGGTGGCGGTGTACCCTCTGAAAAAGTTGCTGACAATGGAGTGCGCACCTCAGCTGGCGGCGGCACTACTGCTGGTTCCAATAAAGTTGCTGACAACGGCACAGCTGGAGGCGGCGGAGGCGGAAATGTATTTAACCGAGTAGCTGCGGCTGCAGGTGGGTTTTCTAATGCTGTAGGTAGAGCTCAGGGAATATCTGATGCCATAGGCAATTTAATACCTTCGACTCAAACTGCAGTTATGCAGGACTACCTAACTAATCGCTCTGCCTTCTTTGGGCAAGGCGGTTATGCGGGCACATTAGCGCAACAGACCGGAAATGTTCGAGCTCTTCAGCAGGCTCTTGCGCGAAATGGCACGGCGCTTAATCCTATGGATACTACTAACGCCCTTGCTGCAGCACAGGCAACAGGGCTTAGCGGAGCATCTAACTTTAATCAAGTAATGCAGGGAGCTGCTCAAGCATCTAACTTTACTCCTGGACTAGGTTTGACTGGGGCCACTCAAGAAATCGGCTCTAACCTAAACGCACCTGGAACCGTAAACATGTTGCGTACTATTGGAATTAATTTGCGCGGTGCTAACGGCAGCATGCTCTCTTTGCCGCAAGTAGTAGACGAAATTTGGAACTATTTAACTCGATATAACGCTGGAAAAGCTCCGGACAAGAAGTCTATTCAATCTTCTTTAATACCTGGTAATGGTATCTATAACATGTTAAACAACTTGTTTAACGGCGATGCCACTATGGTTCAAATGGTATCTAATATGCTCTTAGCTAAGGCTCAATTTGGCGGACAAGCTTTGGGAACTATTACTAAAGACCAGCTTGTTGGTGCGGGTATTCAGACACAGACTGTTAAGGATATTGCTAGCCAAACCGCTGCTCAAACAAATCTTTTAACTAATACCTCCTCGGCTATATCTGGTGGATATGATGCCGCTACTAAATTTAACACTGCAGTCACAAACTTCCAAAACTCCGTAAACGGATTTACTAAAGTCTTTGGCTTTGGCAACGCTCTTACTGGCGGTCTTTTGGGCGGAATTATGGGTACAGGAACCAAGGTCCTAGGAAAGTTATTCTCCTTACTTGGTTTTGCTGATGGCGGTAACGTAAAGCAAGGCGGACCTACTGGCCAAAACGACATCCCTTACATTGTTGGTGAAATGGGACCAGAGCTCTTTGTACCTAAAACTGATGGGGTTATTATCCCTAATGACCTTTTAGGAAAAAGAAATAGAGCTAGCGGTGGACCTGTATATGGTCAACAAGACTTTGCTAAACAATTGCTCGCTGGACTTGGTGCGCCACTAACCTCTCAAAACATAGCTGACCTTGTTATGTGGGAGGGCAAGGAAGGCGGTAACTGGAAAAACACAGCTAGCTATAACCCACTAAATACATCTTACCAAATGCCAGGCTCTGTTAACTTTAACAGCAGAATGTCAGGAAGTGGCGTACAGGCTTACCAAAACTGGGCTCAAGGAGTCGCCGCAACTGTAGGAACTCTTACTGGAAAAGATGCGGCTTCCCGCGGCTATACCAACATAGTTAATCTGCTTAAAAATGGAACGGCATCTCAAGCAGATTTCTTTAAAGCAATGCAGGCCTCTGCGTGGGACGCTAACCATTACGCAGGCGGTTCGTCCTCCTCAGCGGTCTCTGCTACGCCAGCTGTTACTGGAAGTTTAGCTGCCGCTGCCGCATCCGCCGAAGGCCTGGGTTCCACTGGTGGCGGAACAACCGTTAACTATGGTGGAGTTACAATTAACGTAAATGGCGCACAGAGCCCTACGGCTACTGCGGCTGCAATCCAAAAGGCGCTGACAAACACTAAGATAGGTAAGAGCTAATGAGTGCACCAGTCTCAATTACTTCTGGAAAAGGCGTTGCTTGGCTAAAGACACAAGGCTACACGCTGTCTCAATACAACGCTAGACCAGATGTAGTTAAGCGCATCCTTAAAGAAGAATTTGCAAACTATGAGTTTCAACAAGGAAACACTACAGTAAATAACCCTTACTCATTTCAAGGCCCTGCAAATGTCACCGCAAAACAATTAAATGAATTAAACATTAAAAATGGGTTCGGCGGAACTAAAACTGGACCTGCGCCACAAGCAAATACTCAACCACTACTTGCCGTGGATTTAGCAAAGTTTAACCTTCCGCCGCATAAGTGGAGCCTTCCAATAGACCCAGCTTCATTGAGCTCTCCTACTGGATACACTAACGCGTCTGACTCTCTTCGATTAGCTCGTATGTGGTTTTACGCTGGGGCAAACGGCGGCGGAGAAATTAATACTCCTATTAGTCCAACCAGCACTAGTAGTTCAAGTTCTAAGTCAAGCGCTCTTGATAACAACTGGGGATTCCAGTTCTTGTGGAACCCTACCCAAATCTCTAACAGCCTAAGCCGTAACATGAGTGTTACGCCAAGCTCAACCGATAGCTACGCTGGTCTAAGCGGTCTATTTACGGCTATGGAGACTGTTCAGTTCTCTATAGTCATCGACCGTGTTAATGACTTTGCTTGCGCTAAGTATGCTGGGCAGGCGGCAGAAACATCATCTGCTCACACTGAGTCTTGGAGCAGAAACTATGACCGAGCTCTTCTCAACAACATAGCTTCTACCTACTACACTGGCGGGTATAACTCAGTTAGCTCATCTAACCCAGTTAACCCAGAAACAGCAGCAGATAAGCTAGACCAGCTGTTACGCCTTGGAACTATGGCCGATATTGAGTACATCTTTAGAATGGTAAACGGCTGGGGACAAGTACAAAATAATCAAACCCAATACTGGACCAACCCTCTTGGAAAAAAGACTGCAGATATTGCCTTCTTAAACCCAACAGCTGTGGCTATTCAGTTCGGCCCGACTAAAGATAGCTTGTCCTATGTGGGATGGATTGACAGCATATCTATTGCCCACACCATGTTTACTCAAGACATGATTCCTATTCACTCTGAGGTTCAAATGTCTTTCCTTGGATTCTCTCAGGTAACTCAATCGGCAGGTGCTATCTAATGACTATCTACAAAGGTTCTAGATACGAATACTCTACCGTTGACTTTGTAAGCACCACTGTAAACGGTGACGCTAACCCTATTGTGTACTACCAGCTTACTAAGCTGCCTAAGATTACCTACACAGAGCACGTATACACTCAAGGCGAGCGCCTTGACCAACTGGCGTACAAGTATTACAAAAATCCAGAGTACTGGTGGATTATCCCTGAGTTTAATCCTGAGATAAGTGACTTTACAAATATTCCTACAGGAACGGTAATTAAGATTCCAAATGTTTAATTACGTTACCGTAGACTTTCCAAATACCTCTGTACCCCCACAGCAGGTTTACTCTATGTCTTTTTACCAAAATAGGTACGAGCATGAGGTTGCGGTAATTAAGTTTAGGGACTGGGGAGTCAGTTACGACACAGTTCAATCAGGCTCCCCTATTACTTTTACTCTTTCTAATAAAGTAAACAGTAGAACTTTTTATGGCTACGTTCACCACATAAATCTATCTAGAACTAGCGGAATAAACATAACTGAAGTGGTTGCTATTAGCGCGTCTTTTGTTATGAAGAACCAGTACCAAACTGTGTACAAAGGCCTTACCGCTGACGCTATTGTTCAACAGATAGCTAAGAGAAACAACTTTGTCTGCTTCTCTGTCCCGCATCCACGAATCTACCCACAGGTAGCTCAGGCTGGACATACGGACTGGGAGCTTTGCGTTCGCCTAGCTAAGCAGGCTGGGTACAGTCTTCGCACAGAAAACACTGAGCTTTACTTTCAGCCTATGCTCTATGACTATACAAATAAGCGCTTAGAGGCCCCAGTGTTTACTCTTAGAGAAGCCAACGACCCTAGCGGTTCTAGCATTTATTCTTTTGAGCCAGTTGTCAGCGAATCTATGGATTACGACGGTGATATGAAAGCTGCCGTGGCTATCTCTGGCGTAGATAAGTCAACCGTGTCTAGTATCTCTGTGACCCAACAACTTAGAGCAAAAAACACAAAGACAAAAACTTCGCCCGAGTTCTTTGATAAATATGCAACAGAAGTAGTTGCGCCAGACCCAGCGGTAGCTCAGTATGAAGCAGAAGCTGCGGAAAACAGAAACTTATTTCCATACAGAGGCACCGCTGAGGTAATAGGCAATCCTTCTTTGCGACCTGATATGCCAGTCTACTTAGATGGAGTAGGCGCCCACTACACTGGGTACTGGACGGTACTTGGCGTTGAGCACAGAATTCAAGAGACAGAAAGAAACACGCAAACTTACATAAGCGTTCTTACTGTAGGCACTGACTCTTTAGGCTCAGCTATTACTTGGAGCGACGGAAAACAAGTCGTCAAACCAAATGAGAAACCAGCTAGAACTATAATCCCTAATGTACGGCAAACCAATGAACCTCCTAAGTCAAGGTTGGTAAAGTCGTCAATTAACCTTGGCCCACAAAACCCTGGTTATTTTGGTGTAGCAAGTAACCGAGCAAAGCCAACTACAAACGGGCAAATTATTAACGGACCTTATTGGGTTACCGCTACTCAAAGCTTAGACCCAGTAGCCGCAACTACATCTAGCGTTGTTCAGACACCAAATCGAATACTAAATAGGATAGCTAAAACGCCATGACATACGATAAAAGATTCTATGGGATATACGAAGGCATCTGTACTAGCACAGATGACCCAGAAAACTCATACCGCATAAAGTTGCTGGTTCCCCAAATACTGGGACAGGCTGAAACGGATTGGGCTAAACCCTGCCTCCCAGTTACAGATAACAGCACGCACCTAAACCACACCGACACAGTTACCTCTAGCGCTACCTCCGTAGCTACTTATGGAACGCACACGCATACTGTTACTTTAAATTCTGCCCACAGCTCACACAATGCAACCCCTAACGTAGGGCAAAAAGTGTGGGTCATGTTTATTGCTGGAGACCCTAATCACCCTGTATGGATGGGAGTACAAATATGACAAGCACAGCTATCTCTTTGCCATTTAGCTTTAACGTAAATGGGGGCGTCTCGGCTACTACGGACCCCGCAAAAATTCTCCAAGACAGAATAACCCTTATGACCATGACGCTACTTGGCGAGCGGGTTATGCGACCAAACTTTGGCACAAATATCCGCGGCGCGGCATTTGAAAACATAGGAACTGCCCTAACCGTTATTGAGCAAAACATCCAGGCTGGCTTTGCAAAGTGGTTGCCGTACCTAACCCTACTTAGTGTCACTGGAAACATCGACCCTCAGACTAGCGGGTTGAATATTTCTATAACTTATAACTACGGCTCAACTAGTACCCCCAACACTGTTGTGGTCAAGACTGCTATCCTTAGCCAGTCTGGCGATTTAATCTCGGAGGCTTAAAATGGCGACCAATAACTACGTACCATCCATAGACTACACAACTAGGGATTACTCGTCCATCTTGTCTGATATGACAAGCCTTATACCTAACTTCTCCCCTAACTGGACAAACCGAGACCCTTCAGACCCAGGCATGACCTTGGTAGAGCTATTTGCCTACATGGGAGACATACTCAATTACTACATCGATGTGGCCGCAAACGAAGGCTTCATCACCACAGCCACCCAGCGCCAAAGCGTCTTGAACATTGCCAGCCTTTTGGGTTATATCCCAACAGAGTCAACGGCATCAAGTGTGACCTTGACTTTCCAAAACTCTACGGCCTCCCCTATTACAGTGCCAGCGCTCACTCAGGTAGCAACAGCCCTTGTTGCTAACTCAACTAGCACCCAGGTTATCTTTGAAACTAATACAGCTGTTACGGTCCCAGCAAAGTCTGGTTCAACTAACGGCTCAGCTACAGTAGCTGCTACTCAAGGAACGACGGTTAGTAATGAAATTATTGGCACCTCTAATGGCTCTCCTTACCAGCAGTATCAACTAGCTAACCACTCTGTTATTAGCGGCAGTATCAAGGTCACTGTAAGCGGAGTTCAGTACCAGCAGGTCCCTTACTTGATTGATTCAAGTGGTTACTCTCCTGTCTACACCGCAACTACTAATGCTAACGGCGTTACTTACATTGAATTTGGCGATGGAATTAGCGGTCGAATTCCGCCAAACGGACTTCAAATTTATGCTACTTACCGAATTGGCGGTGGCGTAATAGGTAACGTGGCGTCTGGCACTATTAAGTACATTGTTAAGTGGCCGTCTGGAACTACTCCAGCAGGTCTATCTGTACTTAACCAAGATGTTAGTCTTGCTGGAGACGGAGCTGCTACTGGCGGCGCTGACCCAGAAAGCACCGACTCAATTCGAATTAATGCGCCATTAAGTATTCGTGCGATTAACCGAGCTGTATCTTTAACTGACTACGCCTATCTTGCTGTTCAAGTTACTGGAGTATCAAAAGCGGTTGCAGCAGCAAGCGTTTATTCTTCTGTTACCTTGTACATAGCACCTACGGGTGACCCTGGAGTCGGCTCAGATAATGCCACTCCTACAACCGTGTTTAATAATATTGTGCCTTCTATACAGAGCTATCTTGTAGATAAAGCGCCAGCAAACACAACAATTACGTTTCAACCACCAAAGTATGTGGGAGCCTACATTATTGTAGCTTTAACTGTTCTGCCTACCTATAGCCAGTCCTCAGTTATTGCTAACGTAACCTCAGCAATCAATAACCTGTTCAACATTGATAACGTTGTGTTTGGTGACACTATCTACCAGTCTGACGTACATAATGCTATTGGCTCGGTAGACGGAATTGCGTCTCAGCAAATTATTAAGATGGTAAGAGCTGACCAAGACCAGACGTTCTCAATTACTAATAAGGCTTTGACGGCAAACGTTGCTACCCTAACAACATCGGCCACTCACAACTTAACCGTAGGCCAGACAATTTCAGTGTCTAACGTTGACTCAACGTTTAACGGAACATACGTCGTAACGGCTGTAACAAGCAACACGTTCTCCTACGCTCTAGTGGCCCCTACGGTCTCCTCTACACCAAGCTCTGGTGGCTCTGTTACAGCACTTACTGTAGGAAGCATCATTTGCGGAACTGGGGAGATACCTACAATCAACGAGCTTAGTGGAAATAGCACAGGCGTAGGTTCTGTTACTGTAAATGCTAGTGGTGGAATTCTAAGCTAATGTCACGTTACGGTATTGACTACTACGGCATAGCCTATTACGGCGGCACGAACCCGCTTAAGTATGACGCTTCTCCGTTTACTGCTACGCCATCAAACTATGGCCAAATTACCCTTAAGTGGGCTGACCCTTCTGGTACATGGTCTCAGTTAATTTTGGTAAGAAACGCGTATGGCTACCCAGTTAACCCATACGATGGCGTACGGCTATTAGTAGTTAATAATGGGTCAGACCCAGTAACTTATATTGATTCGTCAAACTTAGTGCAAGGTGCGTTTTACTACTATTCCATATTTGTATACAACACTGTTAACTATGTTTGGACTAACGCAGGTAACGCTATTGGCCTTTCTGTACAAAACTGCGGTAACACAGATAAGCTGTACAGCTACTTGCCGGAAATCTATAAAATTACCCAGCCCTACGCGGCAACATCTGACTGGGACAACCCAGACCTCTATGCGTTCCTTAGTAACTTTGGGTTCCAGCTAGACTACGACCAAACTCTTTCTAACCTTCTTATTAACCGCTACAACACTGAAACTGTTAGCGGAACAGCTATCCCCACCATGCTTAATCAATTTGGCCAAAAGTACGAACAAGCAATTGGTCTACAGCAAAACAGAATTCTTCTACGCGACAGCGTAATACTAACCTCACAACGCGGCTCTAAGCGCGGACTTGTTGGGTACCTAGAAGACTTTAGCGGCTGGGGTGTACCTAACCCAGTACCACAACCAAGTTTTGTTATTAACCCTACTACTGGTCAGCGCACACTAGTTTCCTCCACAGTAGCGGCTGCCCCTAACCCAAGCGTAAACGGCATTGTTATTGGGCACAATCTTATGCTTGATTACAATGATTCTTCTTTTGAAGAAAGCAGCGGTCACTGGGTTTCAACAGACGGAACTGCAGACTATGACCAACTTCAAGTTCTTCCTATTACGACTCTGTCTTTAACTTCTAACGTTGCAACACTAACAATTGGGCCAAACTACTACGACGTAGGTAACTCAATAACTATTAGCGGTTTGCCTTATCCTCTTTTTAACAGCGCTGTGCCCGTAGTGTTAACTGCTGTAACGCCTACAACTATCAGCTTTGCTCTTACAGGGGCTAACTTAGCCCCTACAAGTGGATACAACCCGACAACTGGAAAGTATGGAACTGTCATCCCCTACCCATCTCCATGGGTAGAGCCAACTGCTCCAATTCTATTTCCCAATAAAACTGGTGGAGTACTTGCTATGTATAACCTCTCAACCAGTTCGCAAACAGTTACAGCTTACTGCGGAGACGATAAGCCAGTTACAAACGGTATACCCGTAACCGCTGGAACTACATACACATTTAGTATCTATGCCGCCAAAGGCGCTGGCACTACAGCTAGAGCAGTTACGGCAGCTATAAAATGGTTTGACCGTTTAGGTAACTTTATCTCTACTTCTACTGGAACTGGCGTATCAGATAACACAGCGTTGTTCTCTGCGTCCTACAGACCATACGTGTCTGCTGCTGCTCCTTCTGGCGCGGCCTATGCCTGCCCTGGAGTTTCTATTGCCTCTATTGGAGGTAGCGCCTCTAATGAGCACCATTTCTTTGACGCAGCTCAGTTTGAGGCCGCATCATCTCCAACTTCATTTGATGAGGCACGGCAGCTGCACGTAACACTAAAAGCAAATAGAATTAATGAACTTATAAACCCACACTTTGTGGCACCAACAACCACTAGCTGGATAACATCTGGCGGAACTTCGTCGTCAGTAACAACGGTTCTTGAGCCTACAGCGACAAACTATTCAATAACCTCAACAGCTATATCCTCTAACGTAGCCACTGTAACGTTGAGCGCCCCACATAACCTTCAAGTCGGAGCCACTGTTTACATATCTGGAGTATCTGGTTCTGGGGTAACAGCAGGAAACTACAACGGAACGAGAACAATTACGGCGGTAACACTAAGCTCACTGTCGTTTGCCGTAACGGCATCCAACCAATCAGCTACTGCAACGACTGGAAACCTTTACCAAACAGGGCACACATATCAGGTAACAGCTAGCAGTTCTTCAGTTTCTGTTAGCTCATGGGACGGCTCTACAACGTCAGAGCTGTGCAATATCTTCTACCCATCTACTTCGTACACGTTTAGCGTTTATGCTCAAGCAGTAACTGCAACTGAGTCTATGACCGCGGTTATAAACTGGTACGACATAACACATACCCTTATAAGCTCATCAACTGGGGTTGCAACAAGCGTACCCACTGGCTCATGGGCTAGACCATACGTAACAGATACCGCACCGTCCAATGCGGCATATGCAAGTGTCAGCTTAGTATGGGGAACTACATCAGGTAACGTTGCATATCTAGACCAAGCTGTGTTTGAAAACGCTGGAACCCTGCTTCCATACTTTGATGGCAGTGGCGGACCAGGACTAACAACTGACTTTATGTGGGAAGGCAACGCAGTTAACGCTGGACGAAGCCATTACTACAAGAACAAGCTGAACGTTCAGACTCGACTTTACACGGACGTGCTTCAATCCCAGCTAGTGCTAGGCTCAACGGCGGCGTTGTACATAGGCCAGCCAAACACGTAGTACACTTTTCCCATGTTTGACTTACTACTTGTTGGAATGTTTACGGCTTTTGTTTTAGCGGTCTTAACCCCGCTTATAGACCTACTCAACGTATTCATTAGCCCTATTGCGGTAAACGCTGTTATCTCGTTGATAGTCTCAGCTGGCGGAAACTACCTAGTCTCTACTCATACTGTCAAAGGATTTATTATCAAGGCAGTAGCTGGGGCATTCTTTGGTCGCTTCCTTCTTACCGTGGGCGAGCGCCTTGCGACATACCGCCCTGTAGTAATCAACTCCGCTAGACAATAAAACTTCCTGTGCTAGTCTAGGCCTCCCCTACAAAGGAGGTCCGAATGGACAAGTACTATGTGATAGTCGCTGGTAACGGAATTACTAGCCGCGCTAATTTAGAAGCGCTTATGGAAGACCACTACTACGCTAATGGCCCTAAAGGAATATTGGTCCTAGCGTTTGATGGCAAGCCAAGCCAAGGGCAGATATTCGCAGCCCAGCTTGCAAAAGATAAAAACATCGAAACAGTTGTATTCAATACCAAAGACGATGCACCTGGCCTTCCGCCATGTAGCGTCGCGGTTGTAGATAACCCATTACTTGCAGCAGTCTCTTCTAATGAAGGAGAGAAAGCTTCTGCATTTGTTCTCTGGTCTGACGAAGACACAGGTTGCCTGAACCTACTTGCTTACTGCAAGAAGGCTGGCGTCCCGTGCTTTGACTTGACCGATGGGCTCAACCCGCTTACCGCCTCTCCAAAGGCCAAGGCACAAGACGCGCCTGAAATCCCTGAGGCTGAACAGGAAGAGGTCGAGGAAGAGTACGTTCTTCCCCTAGAAGACCCTGAGGAGGAAGAAGACATGGACGAGGACGAGACGCTTGATGAGGTCTACATGGCCGTTGAGTACCTAGTCCAAGCCATAGCCAAGGCTGTGCGGGCCGAGCTAAGTGCCTCTAATAAGCCTCAGAAGGGCTCTAAGGCGTGATTACAGCCAGAGCCATAGGTATCCTCGAGGAAATAGCCATGAGACCGTCCCACGGGGGCGCTGCGGGCCTTTCTCGGGTAGTCGGAGAAGGCCGAGAGGCTATCCAGAACGCAATCACCCTTCTTCGGAAGGAGGGTCTCCTAGAGACCATCACTAACCGCATGAGCAACGGCAAAACCGTCTCTACATTGCGAGTAACCAGTGCGGGTTACCAGTTACTGGAAACCCGTATCCACATACTACAGACACAGCTGAATAGCTATAAATCCTTTAATGCTTATTCTATAAATAGTAAACCGAATAGCGAAACAAGTTCGCGGGAGGCTCACGTGGAATATTACGAAACAGAAGAAGAGCGGCTTGAGGCTCAGCGTAAGCATTACGCCCGCAAGCAAGCTGAGAAGGCGGAGGCTAACCAGAAGCGCGTCAGCGAGAACATGGTTCGCCGCAGTGAGCTAAACGCCGCTAACTGGTCAGTCACGGATTCAACCTTTGAGTTCGCCAACCAGATGCACGGCATCTTCCACATCGCGCCGTGGCAAGTTACCCGCAGCCGATTTCGTTATGCCTTGGCTAACAAGCGCGCCGAGTTCGGTACTACTGGGGATGTAGAGATAGTCATGATGCGTTTGTACTTTGACAGCATCCGCCACGACACCCAGCTCAGTGACCCTGAAATGGTGTGGAAGCGGTTCATCACCCAGTTTGCTTTGTTGCTAGAAAAGGCAAAGCAGTCTATGGTTACCGAAGAGCAGGTTGAAGAGATTAAGCAAGAAATAGATAAGTCAAGAGATTGGTTGCGAAATGTATAACCTAGAAGAAGATGTAAAGCTTCGTCGCAAGACATGGATAAAGATAGCTAACATTCCAACCGCTCGAGTTGGCTGGACTCTTGAAGACTGCACTGACATTAGCGACGATGACATGGAGCTGGTTAATAACTGGCTCAAGCTGTTTAAACGTGGCGAGGTAATCCGTGCTACTAACAGCAAGTTCTGTGGCAAGGGTTTAATGCTCTGGGGAAAGCCAGGTCAAGGCAAGACAACACTTGCTTTGTCTTTGATGCAGGATGTGCTTAGAACTTTTTCTTTGGAAGAGTTTGATGTCAAAGAGGGTGGCGCGTTAATTCGTCCAGCATACTTCATTACATATAACGACTTGCTTAGTTTGTATGGCCGCGTAATTCACGACGAGGGCTCAGATGATGATGTAGTTATTTATCAAGGACTACTAGGTGAGTGTCCGAACGATGCTTATAACATTCGATTGCTAATTATAGATGACATAGGTAAAGAACACACCACTCAAACTGGTTGGCAAAAGAATGTATTACATCAAGTTTTGCGCACACGATTTAACAATGGTCTGCCTACAATTGTTACTACTAACATTGAGAAAAAGAATTGGGCAGGTCTTTACGGTGACGCCACAGAAAGCTTTGCTAACGAAGCCTTTGGTTACCTGCCAATTAACTCTCTTAAAGGTGACCTTAGAAAATGAAAGAGAATAAAGTGAGTAACGCTACTCGGTTAGTTCAAGTGTTTCTAAGCCAGTCTCACGTGCCTGGCCCAGGAATCTTTGAGGTATCCAACAACAAGAGTGGTGACCTATTCTGCACTTGCCCAGGATTTAAAGGGCGCGAGACCTGTAAGCACACTAAGTTCGTACAGGCTCGTCTCGATAATAACAACGGCACCTATCCGCTAGAGATTTCTAGCCGCGCTACGCAAGAAGATGCTGAAAAAGCAAAGCGCTCCAATCAGGACTTTCGTGAGTTCGTTATTAAGTTTGGAAAAATAGAGGTCTACTAATGCGTGGAGGGGACATCAGCAATGAGCTCCCCAAGAGAATAATCGTTACAACAGACGTATTCTTAGAAGTTGAGCTCACCGTTAAAAAACGTTTTAAGGTTGTACCAGTACCAGAGGTCAACCAAAAGATTAGAAGAGAAACACTTAGCTTTCTCTATCTATACACCGTCAAGCGCGGGATAACACTCGAGCTTGCATCCTTTGATTTAGACGATGAACGTCTGTCTAAGACAATGGATATTCTTGACAACATGGGTACTAATCCGTTTAGATACTTTACGGCGTATGAGTCGGTAGGCCACTTAGTGGCCGAGCTCCCCTATCGCCCCGAAGTGGTCGGCGTTTTAGATAAACCTGAACGACTGCTACGATACGGACACTGGGGATTGGACATCAATAGCTTATGAATAACGAAGCAAAGCTACTTAGCAAAGTAATTGAATCACGCGACCTTGGAATAATTTTAGAGCGCGGTGTTAATGAGGCATGGTTTAACGACCCTGCCGACAAGAAGCTATTTAAGTTCCTGCACTCGCACTACTCAAACTATCAAGAGTGCCCGAGCATGGATGTCATACAAGAAAACTTTCCTACCTATCAACTGCTTCCTGTTCAGGACAGTGTCTTTTATCTTGTAGACAGACTGGTTGATGCACGCCGTAAGTTAAACATTGTTAACGCAATTGGTAGTGCCCTTGATGCTTTAGAGAAGCAGAAAGACCACGAAGCCGCTCTTGCTTTGATTGAGCGCGGCATTATTAAGATTGAGGAAGAGGGACTTAACCGCTCTAACGACCTTGAAATTACTGCAGCCGCTAAGAAGGCTAAAGAGGAATATGAGTTCCGTAAAAATAACCCAGGGCTATTAGGATTACCGACAGGATTTAAAACTATGGATGACGCAACTTCAGGTCTACAACCAGGACAGCTAATCGTTATTGTTGCTCCACCTAAGACAGGTAAGTCAACTCTAGCTTTGCAGATTGCTATTAACGCGCACCTCTCGGGCAAGACTCCAATGTTTATGTCTTTTGAGATGAGCAACGCTGAGCAGAAGAGCCGTTACTACGCTATGCGCGCTCGCATCTCTCACCGCCGTCTTATGACTGGTTCTTTGACTCCAGAAGAAGAAGGCCGCTATATAAAGATTGCCTCTGGTATTGAGAACATGCCAGACAAGTTCTGGTTTGTAGACTCAGCCAACGGTCAGACCGTTAGCGCTGTAGCCAGCAAGATTCAGAGCAAGAACCCAGACATCGTATTCATCGACGGTACCTACCTTATGATTGATGAGCAGACTGGTGAGTCCAACACTCCACAAGCCATTACTAACATCACTCGTTCTCTAAAGCGTTTGGCGCAGAAGATTAACAAGCCTATTGTTATCTCAACCCAGGCGCTGACATGGAAGATGAAGAAAGGCCAAGTCACAGCTGACTCTATTGGTTACTCCTCATCCTTCCACCAAGACGCTGACGTTATCTTTGGCCTACAGCGCGAAGACGAGAACGTAGACGACACTCGTTTGCTACGCGTTATTGCTAGCCGTAACGGTGGCCTTAGCGAAGTATCTTTGATTTGGGACTGGAATACAGGACAGTTCCGTGAAGTGAGCGAAGACGACCTATGACAGTTGAGGAGATGACTGAGACTCTCTCCCGCCTTGGCATAGAAGTACTTGACACTCGCGGAGATGAGATTAACGGCTATTGCTATGCTCACAAAGAGCGCACTGGTCACGTAGACAACAACCCTTCATGGTGGATTAACGCCGACTCTGGCGCGTTCATCTGTTTCTCTTGTGGTTGGAAGGGAAACCTTTACAAGCTAATCGGTTATGTAACTGGTATTGACTACAAAGATGTCAATGACTGGGTAGGTTCAGCTGCCAGCATGGTGGCTAGGTTCAATAGGCTTACTAAAGAAACCAAGCCAGTTATAGAAGACCCAGTTACAGTTACTGAGTCTATGCTCAGCGCTTTTACTAACGTGCCAGAAGAAGCGTTGAAGTCCAGAGGACTTACAGCGTTCAGCGCCAAGTACTACGGTCTAGCGTGGGATGCTCGTAACAAGAATTGGATTATTCCTATCCGTGACCCGCTAAGCAACAAGTTACTAGGCTGGCAAGAAAAGGGTTACGACCGCCGTTACTTTAACAACCGACCTGCCAAGGTTAAGAAGAGCGGCTCGCTATTTGGCTACGAGCAGTATGGCGGCGGAGACATGATTGTCGTTGAGTCCCCACTGGATGTAGTACGCCTAGCTTCCATAGGATTTAATGGTCGAGGGGTAGCCACCTACGGAGCGATAATCTCACACGAGCAATTCAACTTGATTCGTGGAGCTGACCGCATTATCTTTGCTCTAGACAACGACGAGGCGGGACGCGCCAATTCCCTAGCAATGCTAAAGCTTGCGCAGGATATGGGTGTAGAGTGCTGGTTCTTCAACTACGGCAAGATTGACGTTAAGGATATTGGCGGCATGAGCTTGGCGGAGGTTGAGGAGGGGCTACAGAACGCTCGTCACTCAGTTAAAGGGGAGAAAGCAATCGTATGATTATTGGACTAACAGGTTATGCGCGGTCAGGCAAAGACACAGTTGCAAAGATTCTTGTAGATAGCTACGGCTACAAGAGAATTGCTTTTGCCGACAAGATTCGAGAGTTACTTGTAGAGATTAACCCCATCCTTGAAAACGGTCATACCCTTAACGAGATGCTTAAAGAGTATGGCTGGGAAGTTACTAAGGCTCGTAGAGAAGTTCGTCGCTTGTTGCAGGACACTGGTATAGGCGCTCGAGTAATCTTTGGTGAAAACTTTTGGATACAGCAGGTATTGCGTCAAGTTCATTTCCAGGAAAACTGGGTTATTACAGACGTACGGTTTTCAAATGAAGCCTCAGCCATTAAAAAATATGATGATGCACAGCTCTGGCGGGTAGAGCGACCAGGCGTAGGTGCCATTAACGACCACGTATCAGAGTCTCAGCTTGCTAACTTTGACGTTGACCAGACTATTCTTAACAGCGGTTCCGTAGAAGACTTGGAGCTACTGCTTAAGACTAGGATGTATAACTTAGTATGACTTTCACAGGTACGCTTCTTCCGTACCAACCAGAAGCCGTAGACCGTATGTGTGAGCGGGGGCGTATGCTGGTTGCGTACGACCTTGGTCTAGGCAAAACCGTTCTGACCATTGCTGCCATAGAGCGGTTGATGGATGAGAACAAAGTTACCGAGCCAGGCCTTATCATTTGCTTATCCTCACTTAAATACCAGTGGGCTAACCAGATTGAGAAATTTACTAATGGGTCTTCACGAGCTTTGGTTATTGATGGAACACCAAAGAAAAGAGCAGAACAATACGCAGAAGCTCTCGACTGGAGAAACTCTGGGGTTGACTACATTGTTCTTAACTATGAGCAGATTGTTAACGACTGGGAGCAAATCAAAAAGTTACCACGAGGATTTGTCGTCCTTGATGAAGCCACAGCCATCAAGTCTTTTCGCTCTAAGCGTTCTAAAGCAGTTAAGAGACTAGTAAGTTCTCCTTACAGATTTGCTTTGACTGGCACGCCTATTGAAAACGGAAAGCCAGAAGAGCTTTACAGCATCATGCAGTTTGTAGATGCCAGCCTTCTTGGTCGCTTTGACATCTTTGACCGCGCTTTTATTGTTCGCAATAGCTGGGGCGGCGTAGAGCGCTATCGCAACCTAGGCACA